ACGTTGTTTGATGTGTCGATCTTGACGATGACGTTCTTAATTAGATTATGAGAAGCTTCAACTGCATTTTGACGCTTCATATCATAGTAAATGGTGACGTTTGAAGTGCCAGTCAAAGCGCCAGCTACACCAAGCCCGGTGTTAACAGTAGCTTGAGTCGTGCTTGTGATATTGATGTTACGCGTTCCAACCATAGTGCTTACTAGAGGGAACACATAACCGGTCGGGACAAATCTATAATAACTATTACCAGCAGCTAGGGTGTTAGCTGCTGTAGATAGAGTCATAAAGGTCGCATTAGTGACTGTAGCAATTCTTCTTGATTCCCCACCAGTAGGGAATTTAATATAATCACCGGGTGAAAAATGATTTGTAAATGTAGTAGAGCTGCCGGTTACATTAACGCCTGTAACTGTTACAGTGCCTGCCAAGTTGGCCGTCTGATTGCTTTGTGTAGCTACGACTACGTATCTTTCAGCGCCGTTATCTGTACGAATACCGACGCCGTCTACAAAAGTCTCGACACCAGTAGTTCCTCCACGACCAGTTACTGTGAAAGAAATAGTGCCGTCTGTTTGAAGAGTTGAAACTGCCTTCGTACGTACCGAATAAGTGGAGGTACGCGCATTGCTAGCGTTAGCTACTCGGCGCAGAGCAGACTTACCAAAAGTGAAATTATAGTTAGTGCCTTCAGAAGAATAAACTGTAGCTTGATTATTATTTAGAACAATGTCGGCCACACCCTTGTTAGGAGTACCGTTGAAATATAGAGACTTAGCATTATTCGTAAAGCTATACCCAGAGTCCATCTTAATATTGAAAAGATAAACTAGGTAAGTCGCGCTAGGAGTTCCAGACAGACCTTCATCTTTGAGAACAGCGCGAACTTGAGCCGTACCAATTTTAGTTCCGGAGGGAGTGAGACCGGCGTGTCTATTATTGGTCAAAGCGAGCTGAGCAGTATTGTATATCTCGACTGTTTCAGCATTCGTAAAATCAAAAATACCAGCTAATTCATTTACTACTACGTAATTACCGTATGAAAGAGATGTGGAAGCAGTAGTAGTTAGATAATCAATACCACGTGTAGTGATTAATCCGACGCCTTTTGTGAGTTCAACAGGGTAGCCTTGGACATATCCTTTTCCTGAGCTTACAAACACATCTAGATAATCTGAATTTATAGTATTTGCTTGAGTCGTGAAATTAAATGGACGGACGACAAAGTTACCCGTAGAATCATAATTTCTACGAGCAATTTCATCACCTACTTTAGAGAACTGTGGGTTGCTGAGAACACGAACAGACTGCCCATTTTCATATACAACAATTGGTAAAAATCCGGGTCGGGCTGCTGCTGCGTCAGAGCTTAAAACTACCAAATTAGCAACAAGGCGAACGCGATCGGCGCCTGGGGCGTTTTCGTTTGAATATCCAAGAGCATTGTCTAGAAGGCTAGAATCTTCTACACTCGTAACAATTGTTTCTTCTGTATTAAATCCAACGACTAATCCGTCTACCGCTTGATTGTTTGAAGAGACGACTATTGTCTGATCATCTACTTTTAAGAAATAGCCTTTTTGATAAACCACACCACCGGTAACAGAAAGACCGTAACCAATACCAGTCGTATTTTGAGAGCCGGTTCTAGTCGCATATGTTGTGACGTTTCCGACTAGAGTGTTGTTTGAAGTAAAGATTTGTAGTATTTCATTGTTAGAAAATTCTTTAACTTCAGTCCCACCGATTTCTCCGGTATTAATATAAGTTACATAAAGAACATTAGTATTAGGATATAAGCTTATCGCGCCATTTATTCCAAGAGCAATTTTTGCTCTCAATCCTGACGTTACACTTCGTGCTTCATATCCAACAAAACGAGTTGCGTCTAATGTATAATTATTTGCATAATTGTCTTCAAGACGAACGTACCTAAAAATAGGAGTCTCACTCAAAGAGCATCCATCTACAATCGTACCCGGCTTAAAGACAGAATCACCAAACTTTTCAATCTGATTTTGAATAATAGTTTGGACTTGTGTTAATTCTCTAGCTTGAACCGCAGTCGCTGGCTTGAACAGAATCCTGTAATACTTCTTGTTCTCATCAAAATCATCAAAGTATGGAGAAACATTAAAATTCGTTGATAGAGGCATCTCATACCCTTAACTTAAAATTGAATAGCCAGCTTGATTTCTTCGTTTGAAGATGTGGTTCTTGTAATACCGTTAGCAGCCAGATTATTTATATACAAAACTTCAGACCCGAAAGCACTTAAATCACCATTGCTTGTAATTGCTGTAATGGTAGTGCTGACACTTCCATTTGTTAGAGATTCACCTACACTTATAGATTTATCTCCAACGAAATAAGCAGAATTTGAAGTCGATGCAGTTCTCAAGAAATAAACTGTATGACCATTGCTGCTAGTTAAAGCTTCATTATTGCTGTAACTGACAGTTGAATTTAAATTAACCGTCATTACTTGCAAGAAGCTACCGTTTGTAAAGAGAACGCTATTATTGCCTTTTATCTTTGGCTGAGTCAACAAACCTACAGTATTATAAGTGACATTCGGTATAAAATTAACGTCATTATTAACAAACTTCGAATAAATTCCAAGAGCAGAAGAGCCGAGTTCAGTTATTGGATTTGAACCATGCCCACCAGGAGGAGCGATTGAGGCTGTAGCCACAGCTCCCGATCCGGCTCCAGATTTCTGATCGTAAATTTCAACCGTGGCTGTCGTATAATTATTGCCGCGATTTTTAATGTCGATGTAATTAATCGTACCGATTGAAGAGACGTTAGCGTAAGCAGTAGCTCCAGACCCGTCTCCGGTTATTTTTACATAAGGTCCAATCTTAAAGGAAGAAAAGTTTAACTGAACTTCATTGACGTCAGGTAATCCTGGAGTGATCTCAACGAAGACATAATTTGTAGTCGCATTTGTATATGATGTCGTAATTCTGCTTAGATACGTATTAGCATTATTCAGAGTCGGATCGATATTGATAAAGATATAAGAATTAGCGTAAGCATTCAAATCTGAGTCTACCGTAGCAGTAGTTCCAATCTGAATGACAGTATTTGAAGAAACAGATACGACATTTCCAGTTTTTGTAAAATACCCGTTACCAGCGTTATTAATCTTTATGAAAGAAATACCATCAGAAGCAGCGGATGTAGCTATAGTGTTGCTAAAGACTGGCATATAGTTGGTAAAAGCAAATTTATTCCAGTCTTCATCTGTAATAGTGTACATATAAACCCATTCATAGCCATCACTCGTAGTAAATTGGCCACCTATTGGGTTTCCAGATTGAGCTACAGAAGGGTTGATTACTGAGCGCGCACCGTCTTTATTCCAAATGCACTTATAGACGTCTTTGCTTACTCCAGCGACTGTGCTATTAGTGACGACATAAAAATTATTATTTGATTCAAATATGTTTGCATCACTATTATCATAAGAATCAAAAACGGTATTATTGGCCCAGTTTATTCTTCTTGTAAGAAATGCCATATTATTGGCTGTGATAGTATCATACGCTCCAGTAGTCGATAATTTATGGCCAAACATCATTTCTCGCTGTACACGAAAAACTGATTCATCATAGCTTTCATTTACAGTATTCGAGACAGAAGTTACTCCAGACGTAAATACATAAGCATGAATGTCACCGTTAGCGACAGACGTGATGAACGACTTTACTGCATTACTTTTAAACGTCTTAAGTACTTTTCCCATTTGATCCTCTATACTACATATTATGAATTAATTGTAATTTCACCTTCTGAAATGATAGAAACTGTTTCGTGCGATATGTAAGGATTCCCAAAAAATTCAGTGCCCGCTAAGTGAAAAACTTTCTTCATAATATCTACATATTTGGTAAAATCAAGAGGCGTCTTAAGTGAATAAGAATAGTCTTGATAATAGTAGCTGTCTTGGATGTATTTATTCGAGTTCAAGAAGCCTCGAGTTGTCAACCAATAACCTTCTTCATAGCCTACGGGAACTTTATAAACCTGTGCAGTAACTATGTTACTTACAGCCGGCCCTACTTTGGCTAATAGAATAGCGCCATTTCCAGTCGACTGAACTCTAACCACTGGGGTGGTTTGGTAGCCAGATCCGTCGTTTGTAATCGTAGTAGAACTTATCGTGCCATTTGAATACGTGTTAATATAGCCTTCAGCGACAGAAGTAGTTCCACCACCAGCAAAAATTAAAGATTGGCCGTTCGTGTATCCTACTCCACCATTTTTAATAATTATCTGATTAATGGAATTTGCTTTTATTATTTCAATAAATTCACCGGTGTTATAAGAAAATCCACTAGCTACAACACTGGCTGTCAGGACAGTACCGTTACCAATACCAGCAATTCCTTCTATAAATTCGTTTTGACCTTTAATATCACCCTGCTCATCATAAATTTCTGATTCACTAAATTGAGCCGGCCAAACGGGAACTGCTAGTTTATATGAAGCATAAGTGTTAGAAGTCAATTTATATGGATAATCGTCGAGAGTCATATGAGTAGCATTAGTCACCGACGTCACAATTCTATAGTCGTACGAAGTATCATCTGTAGGCGAGGTATAACTATTCACAATTTTAATAATTGAATTACCAACAAATTGAGAATCAAAACTCGTACCGTCACCGATAACTTCGAGACTCGAATTAGTAAAGCTCACGTTACCAGTTAGTCTTACAGAATCGATTAGATCTCTTACTATAGCCTTTGGATTTGAAGTATAGTCAAATCCACCGTTTGATGTTCGAATTTCACTTAACTGTCCAAATTGAGCTGTAACGTAAGTTATAGCATTGTTGATAGCACTATTAACATTAGCTAATGTATTTCCAGAAAAACCGTATGATGCAGCATTAATCGCTACATTTCCATACCCAATTATCAAATCTTTCGAATAAGTTTGAGGAGTGCCAAAGATAATCGAATGAGTGAAAGCTGCATCTTTTCCAGAATAAGGTTGTATACCAGTTCTAGATATAATTTTAGTAGTGTTAGCTGTAAAGCCAGATCCAGCGTCTCTCAGATAAAAAGTTACACCCCTTTTTGGTCCGACGGTCGTCGCATTAAATTTAGCTCCGACACCCAAAGCAGAAGAAGTAATTAAAACATCACCGAGAGTATAATTTTGTGCTCCATCAAGAATGCTGATAGATCCTACGGATCCTGCGATGTTTGGGTAGTCTTTTAGATTGATAGTAGTTCTAACGTCATATAGAGACTGTGGGATAAGAGGCTCATTGAGAAGAAAATCACCAGTAATATTTGAGATGTATAGAATATTAACTAGTCTTCCATTAATATTTCTGCGCACAAAATTTTCGCCGACGGCGGTAGCTTGAGAGTATACTCCAATAAAAAGTACTCCTTCAAGATCTTTTATCTTAGGAGCACTAGTTACTTCTAAATATCTCTGCTTTATCCACTGCCCGTCTGAAGCTCTGAGGATGTCATCTTTGGGAAGATAGACTTCAATTTCTTCATTATACAGAAGCCTAAAAAGAAGCTTATAGCCTTCTATAGTTCCTTTAGCATTATAGACATCAAGAATATGCTTAATAAGGTAACGCTTGTCACCTTTAACATAGAGAGGTATACCATAAAGATACTTATTTTGAAAATGAATCAAATAAGCGTCTAGAGTAGAATCAACGTCTCTATATGTAAGTAGATTTCTTGCTTTTTTAATTACGGCATCAGACTCATCAGATTCCATCCACTCATAATATGCTTTTACAAACTGAATAAAGTTCTGCCCTTCTTCCAAATAAAATTGTGGAAATTGAGAACTTACAAAGTTTGATATTTTAGCGTGAATAGATGGATCTATAAAATTCGTCATTAGTTTGTAGCCGTGTTAACAACTAAATTGACATCGACCGAATCGATTGAGAGAATCTGATCTCTCTGAATAATGATGTCTTCGCTATCAGTAATTATGTAGATCGAGATGTAATTTGTGTAGTCTGAAACAATTAACGAATCGATAGCAATTTGGCCTGTAATATAATCAACAGTACCGATGGTTTGAGTATACGAACCAGCATAAAGAGTTAAAGTTCCTTGACCATTATCAGCAAAATACGCGTTGACATTTGTTCCATTTAAATTATACGTAAATATTGAAGAAGTAACACCTTGTACGTTAGCACCAATCGATTCTTGATAGATTCGATTATGTGTTTGAAAAGTTATTGAATAAGGAGAATTCCTATTGGGATATATTCTCTTTATCATTCTGACACGTGTATCATTTCCAAGAATACTGGTGTCAGCATTATCTATAGTAGCGACTAATTTACTTACTCTTAGATTCTGATTGAATTGCTGTAAATTATTCTGATTAAATTGACTAATCGCATTTAACACGTCTGCTTTAATATCTGAAGATGCTTTAGATGTTAAAGAAGGATTAAATGTAATAGTACTGTCAATGTTGACATAGAAAGAATCCGGATCTTCGAAAACTGGAGAAATTGAAAGAGGCATACGATCTCTAAGATAGTTACCTATCTGGACTTTAGTAAAATCTGGCGTAATTTCACTGCCATAAGGCTTAGTAACAATAATTACTTTACCGTACATCTTAGGCGTATTCTCTTCTCCACCAAAGACTGTCACTGATTCAATCGACGGGAAATTAATCTTTATAAGAGAGATGTAGTCTTCTTTAGTTACAGCTCTATTCTGTGTGGCGTAATATCGAGGAGCATTGAATTTGATTGATTCAATAGATTCTCTTTCCGAGCCTCCGCTTGAAGGAGTTATCGTAGTTACTTTAATCTTATTTGACGCAATTATGTTTCCCTTATCATCCGAAAGAGTATCGATCGGCTCGAAAAGAGTAGCAAAATCTCCGTCTTCTCCAGAAGTATCTAGATATGTGACTTCAACTATGTTTCCTGGTGTAAGAGAACGTCCAGATATTCCGTTGCCAAACACAATTTCATACTTATTAGTTCCGTATCCCTGTACGAAATAAGTATTTGAAACCGACGTTAGGCCATATAGATTGTAGGCTCGGCTGTATTGAAAATAAGAATTTACACCGATGCTCGGTTTAATTCTAACGTCTAGAGTAGAAATGTCTACGTTTGAAGAAGATATTACATAACGCGTCTTTGTCGATGAAGTATTTGCTTCAGTAAAATATTCGCGTGTAATCTTACCTTCATAAAGTTCAACGTTAGAAGAAACAAAGTTTGTAGTTTTTGAAATCGTATAAGCGTCTTGCGTAGAAAATATCTTTGTCTTTCCACCGAGTTTTGTAGTGACTTTAAAATACTTTGGAACAGTCACAGAAGCAGCATTTGGCTCTAGATTTACGAGCGTCAAAGTAGTAGCAGCTTTAGAAGCGCTTCGTGAAGAAGGAGTATAGTTTAATTCTTTCGCGTGAGACGCCACTGCTTCCGGTAAAGTAGCAGAGTCCAAAAACATTTCGCTTCCTATCATATTAAGATAGAAAGCGTTCATGTATGTGTTATAAGCTAGAATATCCAGAAGGACTGAAAAGTTTGAACCTTCAAAGTTATAATCAGCAAATTGAGGCTGTGATCTTAAATACTCTTTAAGATTTGCGCGGTAAGTATCAAAATTTAATTCAGCCGTTGTAATAAAACCATTAGCGGCCATTATTTAATCCTGTTAAGAAGTAATGAAAATTTGATAGGTTCTGGAGTATTTATTACCGTAAAAATAATAGTTGCGGTATAAGCGTTTTGATCTGGCAATGCTGCTACATATACTTCATATGTATTAGCTCTTGGTTCATAATTAGCTATAGCGTCTTCAATGGCTTTTTTAATAAGTGATTCAGTAATATAGCTTACGGGTTCAAAGAGATACTTTTTTAGACCGGCGCCAAATGTCGGCCTCCAAAATCTTTCATAGACTCCAGTAAGACATATATTTTTTATAGATCTTTTTACCGCTTCGACATCAGTAAGACGCCCGAGATCTCCAGATACTGGATGAAGTTCAAAATCCGTCCTAAAGTCACTGTATATGACACTCTGTGTTATTGTGCTTCTTGCCATTTTATACAGCCCCTAAATTCCGTTTATTTATATAGTCTAGCACAACGTTAGACATATCAAATCCTTGACTATGTGTGTCTATACCAAATGGGTCTGTTTCTTTACCAGAAAACGTCTGAGCCGCTGCTGCAGCGTATGGAATAGCGGCTCCGCTATTGGTTAAGTCTACAGTTTCAGTAAAAGAAGATCCCGTCAAAGACGAAATCGACGAGACGTCGTTAAAGGTGGAAGAAATAATCATAGATGCATTTGGAATGGAATTATTGATCGCTTGATCTAAAGAGTTTTGCAGTACAAATCCGCCGTTGCCAAACCCGGCGAGAGCGTTTGCAGGAGAAATGGCCGGCACTGAACCCGTAAAGCTTTGAGCGGTCGAAAGTAATTGGTTAGCCTGACCAGCTATAGAAGTAAGAGGGTCTCCGCCAATAGCTGCACTTACGGCGCCAATAATAGCTCCACTTATCAAAGACGCAGTTGGATCAGTAAAAGTAAATCCTGAGAATAAATTAAACGCGCCTGTAAAACTAGTTGTTTGAGTAAGAGCCGATGTAATAGAAGATAATCCTGGAATAGCTGACTGTAAACTATCCGGCAGTGACGTGCTCAAAATGTCTGTAAGAGCAGTTATTAATATGTTGCTCAAAGATCCGTTTATTAAATCAGTCGCGCCAGCGACATTCTTAAATTGCGAACCATATAAAAGAGTACCGGTCAAACTCGCGACATTTTGTTGACCGGCAAAATTTGGATTAGTATTAAAATCATAAAAATTCATTCCCGCTCCATGTTGAGGAGTCGGAAACTGACCTATTCTTCGCGCGAATGGTTGATCCATACAAACTTTAGATACGGTACTCTGGCCAAAATATCTTAGTCCAGCTACATTTGGTCGCGTCATTAAAGGATTTTTAGATATGACATTGGTGGGTACGCGTGTTCCACCGGAAAGAGTAGGATAAGAACCACCGTATGTTTGAGCTAAATCTTCAGAAGTCGTAGCAAATGGCTGAGCTATTCTATTAAAAAATAGATGATCTTCAGTTTGAATCTTGCCTGTAAGGTATGCTGCATTAGTAAAAATAGACATATTAATCCCTAAACGATATATGTTAGGCCAGAAGTGTATCTTCCATTCACATATGTTTGAATCAATGGTTGTGCAGTAGATCCTTGATTTCTTAGTCCCGATGAACCAAGTTGGACATGAACCCACTTAGAAGACCCAGAGTGTTCTAGAATAAGCAGATTAAATCTACCTTTTAAATTTGATGCTATCCAATTAGCTAGCTGATATGGTTCGCCGCCTATCTGAATATCAGCAGCGTATCCCTTCGGATGATTTTCGAAGCTGCCACTTTTCGTAACTGGAGCTCTCCAGCCAGAAGTAATGTTAACGTTACCAAAAGCTTCTTTAATCGGATCAAGACAATTTACGGCAAGATTGGTTAGATTGTAAATGACGTCTTGAGAAAGAAGATGAAGATTCGCTTTATTAATCGGACCACTCGTCGAGCCAGCTAACGCTAATTGAGCTAAAGTAAAATGATTAGATATTTTTGCAGTAAGCTGACTTGGGTTAGCTAGATTGTTTCTATCGACAGGCGCCAGCTCGGCTCCAACAGCCGGTGGAATGGCTCCGAGCGTCGCAGGTGGAATGGTACTAAGGGAAGCAGTCTGCCCTCCGTCCACCGTCCCAGTGTCACTGGCGATGAGTTCTTCGTCTGGGTGAATACCAAATATATTCACTCGGACCCTGTTCGAATTTAAAGGGTCGTTGACGTCTTTAACTTTTCCAATGAACCACTTATATTTGTTTCCGTAGTAATCTCTTGGATCAAACATTATGTCACTCCTGGGTTCCACCCGTCTTGAGTATCTGTAATATTTGATTTAATATTACTAGTGTTAACTTGAGTGATTACTGTTCCAATAGTTTTTGGCGGATATTCGATACCCTTTTCCGCGAGTCTATCAAGAATTGCTTTAGGAACTTCTGCTCCTTCTTCGGACTCTCCGTATAGCATTCTTACTTGTTCAGCACTTACTATGTTGTCAATCTCACCGCCCGTAGCTACAAAGTCGCTGATTGAATCAAGAATTAGTTCTTTGTCTGGAAGCTGTGGATAGATTGCTGGAGTAGGAATTCCTATGCCGGGAGCTGAACCAGGTGTAGCTGCATTTCTAGAAGCTTTATTCCAGTCAATTCTGGGAGCATACCCATCGATGTTGGTTCCGCCAGTAAGATAGACGGTCTGCTTAGAATCTATCTTGAGATCATTTTTAGCAGCAAATTGTATGGCCGCGTTGCTTTCTCCAAAGAGCCCGGTGTCTCCAGTAATGTTGATAGCAGCTTTTGATCCAATGTCGACATTAGCTGCAGCTGTCACCTGCATCAAACTTTGAGTAGAGAAAGACGTGTTTCCTTTAGAAGTAAGAGAATAAGACCCTATTACAGAAGAAATCATGTTGTTATTGGTCATGTGGAACATCTGACCAACGGAGCTTACTATATGAGTGCCCTTTGTCAAATCATATTGATCTGCTCCAGTTTCAGTCTTACGCTCGCCTAGTACTTGATCACGCGCATCACCAGCTACAGTCTCTCTATAATTACCGCCCGTCATCATCGAATGGTCGCCGACTACATATGAGTGCTTATCACCCATAATTTCTTCATTGACGTCACCATCGACATATTTAGTTAAGTCGCCGTGAATATTCATTACCATGTCGGTAGTGTCAAAAATCATGCTAGCGGCTTTAAATTTCATAGCTCCAGAGGCAGTTATAGCATAATCACCCTGAAGAACTATCTGGTTGTCTCCATTGATGGATATGTGTAATCCGCCAGCAGACACGATTCTGACGGAACCGTCGTCACTCAATTCAATAGCTGCACCGGCCTTAGATTGCACGCGTATGGTTTCATTGCCGGGTGAATTACCCATAATGACGCAGTGACCACCGACAGTTGTGAATATCTGGTCACTGCTGTGAGGAGTGTAAGTGGTTCCCGGAACTCCGATCGGAGCTGTAGACTGAGGATCTTGATTTTTGTGTAGAGCTGCAGACGGAGCAGATGTATTAAATCCGGCCGGGGTCTGTATTTTATTCTTAGCAGTTATTTCTGAACCGGGTGTATAATAATCATACCCAGTAGGAAATCCGCTGTCTTTGCTTGAATTAAAAGTCATTTACATTCCTACAAAATAAAGAGATCAGAAACTATATAAAGATTTCTGTTCAATGACATACTATAATTTATTAAAGTCGTTAGAGTAGTCATCTGAGCAGGAGAAAAATAAGGAAGAATGTTTTCCTGCACTAGAGCTCCTTCCCACTGACTATTGCCACCCTCAAGTATAAAATTTAAAACTGGAGATCTCGGAGCATTAACTACTACTGAACCATTTACGTAAACAAATATGCAATTTTCTGGAACGACTACCGGCTGAGAAGATCCTCTAAGCGTGCCAGTAGTTTCAACAGTGATATACTCACACTTGCCGATCATTAAATTTATCGCGTTCTTTGCTTCAGATATGCTTGCCATAATTAAACCGTTCTTTGACTATTAGTAAAAGACTGGTAGACTTGAGTCGCGTTATTAATTCTTTTCTTTAAAATTTCAGTATTCACTGGGTGTCCTGAAGAATTTCTGTATTTTGTGTTAAACTGACAGCCGCATCCGGTTTCCTTAAAAGCTTGAGCACTGTAATCTTCTCCACGCTCATAGTGAGCAAAAGCTATGGCTGCGTCGGCAGGATTACGTGCATTTTGAAGTAACTTTTCAGCCGGACCAGAATATTCTGGCATTTCTTTTAATTCTTTTACAATAAAAGCTAATTGTACTTCTAATCTATCGACTTCTCCATTTGCATACTGATTAGCAAAAGCTCTTAGTGCTCTTTGGCGATCTCCTCTCCATTGAGCAATTCCATAAGCTCCGAGTCCACCACCAGCAGAGTTAAAAGCTTTTGGATTTAAAG